CACTGACACCGCAAACGCAGCGACACATCCGCAGCGCGCACGACCTGATTATCGTTCTGCTCGGTGGACTCCCGAGGTTGCGTAGTGGCGCACGACCCGGCAGCGGTCACGTGGGAGCAAACGCAGTCGTCCGAGTTCTGGGATTCGTTCCGTCCTTCGGCTACTAATGGCGGGCACGCTGCGGCGTTTGTTGAGAAGTACTGCACGCATACGGATGGCGACTTGCTCGGGGAGCCGTTCCTATTGGAGCCGTGGCAGCGGTGGGTTTTGGATCTGATGTTCGAGGTGGATCCTGAGACGGGCTTGCGGCGTTGGCGTGAGTTCGTGTTGGTGATTCCTCGAGGTAACGGCAAGAGCGCGTTGGTGTCGGCGCTGGGGTTCTACCTTCTGTGTATGGATGGTGAGGGTGCGCCGGAGGTGTATTCGAGTGCGTGGGGTGAGGATCAGGCGAAGGCGGTGTTCGAGCCGGCGAAGTTGATGTGGGATGCGAGCCCGAGGTTGCAGGCGATTTGCCAGAAGTACTCGAAGGCGTTCGTGGCGAAGGGTGCTAAGAAGGGGTATTGGAATCTCGTTTCGAAGGTTGCGCATACGAAGCAGGGCAAGAAGACCCATGCGCTGTTGAACGATGAGTATCACGTGCATCCGAAGCCGGACCTGCGTGACACGTTCATCAAGGGGATGCATAAGCGCAAGCAGGCGCTGGCGATTGATGTGACGACCGAGGGGATCGAGCGGAGTGGTCCGCTTGAGGACCTGCAGCGCGGGTTCCGTGATGCGGTAGAGCTCGGGCATGGGTCGATCGAGCAGGTTCACGAGTTCTTGCAGGTGTTCCGGACGAGTCGCAAGATCATGGTGCGGTGGGGTGTGCCGCGTGATCGCGAGGACGTGGTGGCGTTTGATGATGTGCGTGCGATTCGTTTGTGCAATCCGCTGAGCGTCATTCACCCAGACGGGCTAGTAGCGGATGAGGCTCCCCCCCAGCCCGGCAAGAAGGAATCCGAGTTTCGCGTCTATCACATGAATGATGCGGTGAAGGATGCGGGGGGTGAGGGGATTCCGGAGGAGTTGTGGGATGCGTGCGCTGATCCGAGCGCGCCGGCGTTGCAGGACGGGCAGGACGTGGTGCTCGGGTTGGATGCTGGGTATCGCAAGGACTGTAGTGCGGTGGTGATTGCCGGGTTCTTGCCTGATGGGCGCGCGCGGTTTGATGCGGAGATTTGGCGCCCTCCTCGCGAGAAGGGGTTGGAGCTCGACTTGGAAGCGACGCTGCATCGCGCCGTGTGGGATGCGATCGAGCGGTACAACGTGAAGCGCATCGTTGGAGACCCTGCGCTGCTCAATACGTTGTTTCAGCAGTTGCAGCGTCGTGTGGGTTCGCAGGTCGTTCGTGAGTATCGGTTTGCTTGGGGTGACACGGGGCCGGATAGTGTGACGCTGCTTGAGGCGTTGGTGCCGGATCGGTTCGTGCATAGCGGTGATGCGACGTACAAGCGGCACATGATGAACCTTCGCACGCGGTTCGGGCCGAATGGTGCGTGGCGTTGGGACGATCACCCGGATAAGCCGAACGAGCATAGCGACGTGCCGAACGATGCTGGTATTGCCACGATGATGGCGGCGGGTGAGCTCTTGGGTGGGGAGCAGCAGAACCAGTACGCGTCGCGTGGGTTGATCATCGCGTAACCCGACACGCTGCCGGGTGGGCGCGAGGGCATGAAGCTCCGTGATCGAGTACGTCTGCATCTCAAGTCGAAGCGCACGATTGATGGTGTGCTGCTGTCGAAGCGGCGTGGTGTGTACTCGCTTGGTGATGCTCGTGTTGAGGACGAGAGTGGTTCCCTGAAGCCTGCGGCGGGCGTGCTATACATCGATCGTTGTGATGTGGAGTTCTCGCAGACGGGCTACGCGTCGTGATTCTCGGGGGTCCCAAGGGGGACGTGAGTATCGCGAAGCTGCGGGATGTGGTGCAGCCATCGGCGTACCGTTCGAGTATTGGTCTGGGTCGTCTTGATGCGTTGAGCGGCAATGTCGTGACGCGTGATGACGCGATGGGGCTTCCGCCGTTCTGGAGTGGCGTGATGCTGCTCGCGAAGACCGCCGGCACGCTGCCGCTCGAAGTGCGGGACGAGCAGAACGATAATCAGGTCGTGCGCGCTGCGGATGTGTCGCTGCGTTTGCGGTGTCAGTGGAATGCGGAAACGCCGGCTGCGGTTGCGTTGTCGACGCTATTCACGCATCTCATCCCGACGCATAACGCGTACGCGCTCAAGCTCCCCGCCACGGATGGGTTGAAGCGTGCGCCGGAGTTGTTCCTGCTTGAGCCGGAGCTCGTGGAGAAGTATCGCGGGAAGGATGGCGAGCTTCGCTACGACATCTATACGCGTGAGGGCGGCGAGTTCGCTACGCACGTGCATGGACGGCACATCATTCATTTCCGTGGTCCGAGCCTGCATAGTACGTTCCGCCCCGATTCGATGATCTCCGTGGCGCGTAATGCGCTTGGTAATGCGCTGGCTACGCAGGAGTACCAGGGCGCGATGTATCGCAATGGCGGCGTGCCGAAGGGCGTGCTGTCGGTGGATGAACCCCTGTCGATGGAGCAGGGCCTTGAGATGGCTGATGCATGGCGTGCCGCGTACGGCGGCAGCGAGAACGCCGGCAAGATCGCGGTGCTCGACCGTGGCGGTAAGTATCAGACCGTTGCGATGAACAACGATAACGCGCAGTTCATCGAGCAGATGCAGATGAGCGCCACCGATGCCGCGCGCCTGCTGAACATCCCGCCCGCGTTTATCGGTGCGGAGGGTAGCGCGATGACGTACGACAACGCATCGAGCAACAACATTCATTTCCTGACGTACGCGCTGCGGCCGTGGCTCGACCTCGTTGAAGGCGCGTTGAACATGGACCCGGATTTCTTCGGGATGCGGAGTCCGTGGGTGCCTCGTTTCAATACGGACGAGATCACGCGACCGGATCAGTCGGAGCGGTACGCGAACTACGCGAGCGCTATCACGGCTGGGTGGATGGATGTGGCAGAGCCGCGTGTGATGGAAGGTTTGCCGCCACGGAAGGCGGGTGCAGTCGTTCCGGTTGAGCCGGGTGATGCGGTTGTGGGTGGCATGGATGCCACGAATCGTTCCATGTTTCGTAACGAGGAACAGCAGCGCTCGTTTGATGGCTTGACGGTGAATGTGAATCAAGCTCCGGTGTATGTTGCTCCCGCTGAGGTGCGCGTGGATGGGCAGCCGGTACAGGTTGATGTGCATGTGCCTGAGCAGCGTGAGATGCCTGCTCCGATCGTGAATGTGCCTGCTGCTCCGGATGTGATTGTGAATATGCCTGCGCAGGAGCCGACTGTTGTGAATGTGGATGTGGCCGCACCGAATGTGCAAGTGGATGTAGCCGCGCCGGAGGTGCGTGTGGAGCCTCGTATTGAGGTTGATGCGACGCAGCACAGCGGCGAGAAAAAGATCGAGTTCACCCGTAACAAGCTCGGAAACATCATTGACGCGACGATCACGGAGGATCACGCATGAGTTACAGCAACGCAACCGAGATCGACCTACTCGACTACATGTTTCAGGGCGTAGCGATTCCGTGGGCGGCTGCGACGGAACTCGATATTCATATGCACGTTGCAGATCCCGGTGAGGCTGGCACGAGCGCCACGAGCCCTGCGACGTACACGAGTTATGCGCCCGTGACGGTGGATCGCAATACGACGGATTGGGACCGCACGGGTTCCACGATCTCGAATGCGATTCTGATTCAGTTCCCGAAGTGTACGGGTGGCACGAATACGCTCACGCATTTCTCTGTGACCGCTCAGGGTGACACGCAGATCCTTGGATCAGGTGAGCTTGCGAGCCCGCTGTCGGTGGCGAACAATATTCAGCCGCAGTTCAATGCGGGCGATCTCACGGCTACCCTGAACTAGTCGTGGGGTTTTCGTCGTATAGCGATATCGACCCGGCGAAGATCCATTATGGGATCAGCCGCAAGGTATTGGTGGCGGCGAATGCCCAGTTTGCGTGGTATGACGACTCGATGATTGGGCCAGAGCCGGGCGCGAACCTGTACGCGGATGCCCCCTTGAGTGCCACAGCGCTTACAGCATCGCGTGGGCTCAGGCATTGGCAGGCACACTCGTCACACTCTGAGCACCTATTGGAGTGGTTTGTGAGTGGTGCTGGTGGCTCGGATGGGCCGATGACGTTCATGCTCAATGATCACATCCTGTACTACCCGTTCATCGATTGTGAGAGCGGCGATCAGCAGGATATGGATAACACCGTCACGCTCCCACGCGAGACGACCGGTGCTGGTGTTCGAGCGTTCATTGTGTGTCAGCAGCTTGGCACGGTGGATGGCGCGTACGAGATCAGTTACACCAATCAGGCAGGCACGAGTGGGCGCGTAGTAACGGGAACGGTGCGTGCAGGCGCGCAAGCATCACAGCTACTGACGAGCGCGCTGACAACTGGTGAGGCGCATAACCCATGGATCCCACTCGCCCGCGGTGACAACGGTATCCGGCAGATCGATTCGATCACATGGACCACACCACCTGGTGGGCTTGCAGCCATCGTATTGGCGAAGCCCATCGCGTCGATCATCCACCCCGAAACGACGACGTACACCGAGAAAACGTTTCACCCGCGCATGCCACGGATTCATAACGAGGCGTGCCTGATGATGCTGCGCGCGGCTGGTAGCTCGCCCAGTGCTGGGCGTTCATATTTCAGTCAAATCACGACAATCAAGAGCTAGGAGTAGGTCATGGGTTTTTCGAGTCTCGACGATTTCGTGAGCGAGGTAACGGATGCGGGTAAGTTCAACCGCACAGATTTCAACAAGATCACCGGAGCAGCGGCGTACACAGCTGGGCGCTGGTATGACCTATCGGGGCTGGCCGGGTTTCCGGTCGCGAACACGTTCAGTGGCACGGCGCTCGCAGCACAGACGCCATCAGACGCGAGCGGGTTCGGGATCTATCACGGCGGCGACGTCAGCACGGATACGAAGCACGCGATCAATGTGGCTGCGATGGCGACGGCTGCAACGGGTGTTCCCGGCTTGCTGATGCTCGTCGATCTGTGCCTGTACTACCCCGGCATTGCGATGAACACCGCGACGCGACAGACGCTTAACAACACGAACACCCTCACCCGGTACACGAACGGCAACGGCCTGCGCTCGTGGTTGACCGTAACCACGGGGCTCGGCGCGAACGCGCACAACATCGATAACGGCGCGGGCACGGGTACGGAGTATGTGAATCAGGCGGGGTCTACGGCGGTGCATCCCGGCACGATTAGCTGCACGGCTTCCGCGATCACGCCGCACATCACGCATAGTGGACTAGCAGCGAATAACTTCGGCCCGTTCATGCCACTCGCAGCTGGCGACCATGGTATCCAGAAGTACAACTACTTCAAGCTATCAGCGGCTCCTGCTGGTTCGGGCGTGGCTGCGTTGTGTGTCGGCAGGCCGCTGTGCACGATCCCACTATTCACCACGTCAGTCCTTACTGAGCGCGACTTGCTCAATCAGCTTCCATCGTTGCCGCATATTCAGGATGGCGCGTGCATCGTTCCGCTGTACTACGCCGGGGCTGCGACCGCAGCGTCAACGAACTTCTACGGCAGCCTCGAAACCGCATGGGGATGACCGCATGGCATTGATCGGCTCAGGCTCAAGGCTGTACTCGCATGCACGCGGCAAGCAAGTCGGCGCGGGCATATTCGGCGCGCAAATGCTCGGCTGGAATACACCGGGCCGTCAGAACAATCGCGTGATGGCATGGGGTGGCGAGTGGGCGCTCGGTAAGAGCAGTGTCCCGGCTGGACGCGTGCATCCAACAGCGTGGCTCATGCCGATCACCAGTGGCAGCATGGCAAGCAAGATCAGCAGCGAGTTCACACTAGCCGGTAACGGCGTGATGGGCCTCGCAGCCGAAGGCGAAATCAGCGCAGAGTTCACCATGACCGGCAACGGCGGCCTAATCGCAGGTGCGGTCGGAGCAATCACCGCCGAACTCGCCATGAGCGGAAGCATCACCGCCATAGCAGAAGCAGTCGGAGAGATCAGCGGCGAGCTCACCATGAGCGGCAACATCGGCGCACTCGCAGGACTGAGCGGCGCAATCGAAGGAACATTCACACTCGCCGCAATCCCCTATGCAACTGCCACCATGAGCGGCGACATAACCAGTGAAACAGCATCACTCACCGCCGCCAGCATCGCCGCAACGGTATGGAATGCCCTCGCCACCGAATACAACGCGACCGGCACGATGGGCGAGAAACTAAATGGCGCAGGCTCGGCGGGGAATCCGTGGACAGAAACCATTGAAACCGGCATGAACGCCGCGCAAGCCATGCGACTAATCACCGCAGCACTCGCAGGCAAGATCAGCGGCGCAGACACCAGCACAGTCACGATCCGCAACGCAGTCGCAGACAACGCAGACCGCATCATCGCCACCGTAGACACTGACGGCAACCGAACCGCGATTACAACGGATCTCGACTGATGAGCTACTTCGCACCCACATACTTCGGCAAAAACTACTTCCCCGGCACGTACTTTCCACCACTCGAGGATGCACTCACCGGAGTAGCACTCCTCACAGGTGGCGTCACAAGCAACGCGCCACTCGCATGGCCGTGGCAAGACCTCGAACCAATACAAGACGAACCCCGACCCATCGATGATGAAGCAATCGTTATCGCGCTACTACTCGCAGCATAGGAGCAGGCATGAACCAGAATGATCGACACTCACAGGTATGGCTCGAGGCCGTGCCGCTTGATGAGACGCGGAGCGAGGATGGCAAGGATCGCGTGCTGCGGGTGCGTGGTTACGCGATCGTGTTCAACTCCGAATCTGAGCGCATGGGCTCGGTTATCGAGACGATCGACTCGCGGGCACTGGATCACCTCGGCGACTTGAATGCGCTTGGTATTCGGATGCAGGGCGAGCACGAGGGATTGGCGCTTGCCAATAGCTCGAAGGGAACGCTGCGGCTCTCGAAGGATGAGCGCGGGATCCTCATCGAAGCAGACTTGGACGCACGCCGGTCGGACGCTCGGAACCTGTACTACGGCGTTGAGCGTGGCGACGTAGACAAAATGAGCTTCGGGTTCCGGATCGCTCCTGGTGGCGAGACGCTGACCGAGCGCGAGGACGGCACGCTGCGCGCGCATGTCACTCGCATCGAGAAGCTGTACGAAGTGAGTGGCGTGAACTTCCCAGCGTACCGCGATACGAGCCTCGAAGCTGCTGGCGAGATGTGCGCTGCGTGTGGATGCGACCCGTGCGAGTGCGGCGAGGATGACGACGATGGTTCGTCTGAGGAGATGGACGACGAGCGCGGATTCGATCCCGAGGCGCTTCGTAGCATCGCGAACTTCGAGCGCTACGCCTAGCCACCTCGTCACCTGACCGCGCTCCGATTGGGCGCTCCTGTGATAGCCGCCATGAAGGCGGCCCTATTCACGGGAGTCGCTGTTCATGGATGAGCTCAAGGCAAAGCGCGCGGAACTGCTCGCACAGGCCGATGCAATTACCGACGCTGCTATCGCCGATAAGCGCAGCCTCACGGATGAAGAGAAGGCGCAGCACGAAGCGCTGATCACCGAGGTTCGCGGCGTTCGCGAGCTCATGGATATGCGCGCCGCTCGTGATGCCGAAGCAGCATCCGATCTCCCGGACCTGAAGCGAGCCGTTGAGGCTGCCGAGGGTAGCGAGCGCCAGGAGCGCAAGGCTCCCGCTACTCCACGCCAGCCGGAGAATCGTCCCGTGTACGGCGAGCGCAGCGAAGACTCGTTCTTCGTTGACCTCGTGAAGGCACGCGCGAACGGCGATGAAGCTGCTCGCCAGCGACAGGCACAGAACGCGGCATTCACCGAAGCGGAGATGGAGAAGCGCGACCTCGGCAACGTGTCCAACAAGGGCGCAGAGGCCATCGTTCCGCTGTACCTCCAGGATCGCTTCGAAGCGGCTCGCGTTGCGAAGGCCGTCACTGCTGGCCTGACCAACCAGAGCGCGCTTCCGACGCAGGGTGACACGATCACCATCCCGATCCAGACCGGCAGCGCAGCCGTTGCGGCGCTGACGCAGGCGGATCCGCTGAATACGCTGCAGGAAACCAACGCGGCATTCGACGTTGCAACCGCGAACATCATCGAGATCGGTGGCACGCAGGATCTCTCGAACTACCTCGTGGATCGTGGCACGCTCGGCGTTTCGGTTGACGTTGTGATCGCGAATCACCTGAGCGACCTGCTCGCGAAGGATGAGGATGAGCGTGTCATCGCTGCGGTCGTCGCTGGTGCGGGTGTGTCGGTCACGAATACGACCAGCACTCCGGCGCTGTACACCGACTTCAAGAAGATCGCTGACGCGGTGCAGCAGATCCACGCCGGTAACCTGCAGGCCCCGACCGGCATCGTGGTGCACCCGCGCCGCTTCGCGTTCTGGGCTTCCAACCTCGACACCACTAACCGGCCGCTGATGCTTCCGATGGCTGTCGCGCAGAATCCGCTTGCAAGCACCTCGGGTGACGGTACTCCCGTCGCGCAGGGCTTCACCGGCTACGCGATCCACGGCCTGCCCGTCTACGTCGATGCGAACATCACCACGCTCGACGGAGCTGGCACCAACCAGGACCTCGTGCTGATTGCGGATTGGAAGCAGCAGTACACGTGGCTTGGCCCGGTGATGATCGACCTCGATCGTTCTGTGATGTTCAAGCAGAGCGGTATGACCGTTCGCGCCAGGCGGTATTTCAGCACGATGGTTACGCATCGTGATGATGCGTTCGCGAAGATCACCGGAACCGGCTTCGTGACGCCTTCGTTCGCGTAAGCGGACACGGGTGACGGATGCGCCTCCTGCCTTCGGGTGGGGGGCGTTTCTGTTTGTGCGTAACCCGACGCGTGTGTGGGTGGGCGCGTGGGTGAACCCCGACCCGGAGGGAGTGCGTATGGAGCCCATGAATGGGCGCATCGCGCCAGACCGCGACTTGTACATGGATGACGTCGAAGAGGCATTCGCGATCGTGCATGAAGACGCGGTGGTGAGTAAGGACGCTGTTGTGGGTGCGCCTGCAGAGTGGCGTGGCCGTAAGACGCAGTTTCCTGCGTGTATTGGGCCGGGTGTGGTGGTGCGCGAGTTCGCGACTGTGCACGCGGGTTGTGACCGGCACACGCTGATTGGCGAGGGCACGCTCCTGATGGCGCACTCGCACGTGGGTCACGACGCTCGTGTCGGTTCGAATTGTGATGTCGCGCCGGGTGCGAAGATCGGTGGATGCGTCACGATCGGTGACAACGTCAAGATCGGCATGAATGCCACGATTCGTCCGTGGGTGACGGTTGGTGATCGTGTGCGGATTGGTCAGGGAGCGGTCGTCATCCGCGACATTCCTGATGGTGAGACGTGGGTTGGGAATCCGGCTCGCAAGATCAGCACTGCGCCGCCGATTGCGGAGGACACGCTCGGCGAGCTTGTTTCGTATGCGGATGGTGAGTCGTGAAGACGACGGTCATCGGGTGCGGGTCTTGGGGTTCGCGGGTCGCTAGGCGCTTGGTGGAGCTTGGTGAGCGCGTGACGCTCGTGGATGCTGATGATGCTGCGGTGCGTGCGCTTGCTGGCGAGCTTGGGTGTGCGTGGTCGTCTGACCCTTTCGGGTATTTGGGGGTGACTGGTACGCAGGCGTCGACCCTTGAGGGTGGTCGCGTTGTGATTGCCACGCCTCCAGCTATTCGTGTGCAGATGGTGCGTGCGGTGCTTGCGGGTTACGGTGTGAAGCCGGTGAGTATTCGGGTTGAGAAGCCGCTCGCTTCGACGCTTGACGAGGCGCGCGAGATCGTTGCGCTTTGTGATGAGGCTGGTGTGGAGCTCGTGACGGGGTTCACGCTGCTGCATCACCCGTTGTATGAGGCGGTGTTCGAGTACTTGCAGGGCGCGGCGGTGCTTGGGGTGTCTGCGATTCGGATTGGTAAGCGTCGTCCTGCGCATGTTGTGTCGCCGTTGGCTGATCTTGGGATTCATGCGGCGAGTGTTGCCGCTCATCTTGGGGCTGATCCGGCGAGTGTGTTGATCACTGCGGCGTATGTGGATGGGTGTGATGTGCGGCGCACGGAGCTTGATACGTCGCTGGGGCGCGTGGTGGTTGACGAGGTCGCTGGGACCGCAGACACGCCGGAGGGAGCGCTACAGCCGCGTGAGGATGCGCGTGATGCGTTGACGCTCGATCTCGAGGCGTGGATTCAGCGAACGCATCGCGGTGGTCCTGCTACGGCGCTCGCGGCGCAGGAGATCATCGAAGCGCATCATGTTGTGGCGGTGGCGGCATGACGCGCGTTATTGGACTGGTTTCGTGGTGGGATGAGTCGCCGACGTGGCTTGCCGCGAGTGTCGCCAGCATGGGCCGTTTCTGTGATCACGTCGTGGTGCTCGATGGTCGGTACGCGATGTACCCGGACCAGCGGCTGCAGAGTGGTATTGATCAGGTGATGGCCGCGATTGAGGCGGCTCGTGCGGTTGGTGTTGGTGTGACGCTGCATACCGCTCCGCGCACCTTCGGGGATGAGATGGAGAAGCGTACGCACCTATTCAAGTTGGGTGCGCTAGAAGCTCGTTCGCACGAGGACTGGTTCTTCGTGCTTGATGGTGACGAGGTCGTCGTGGAATCGCCCTCGCGTGATGAGGTTCTTGCGCGGTTGGATGCGGAACGCGAGAACGGTGTGTACGCGGTGACGGCCACGTTGTTCGAGCGTGTCGATCCGCATCACAACGAGCAGCGCACCGATCTTGGGATGAAGCTCGCGATTGAGTGGCGTTACGAGTGTGCTTCGCCTCGTTTCTGGCGGGTGCTCGATTCGATGCGCGTCGTGGGCTACCACTACAGCTACGTGGGTGAGGACGAACACGGCGACACGATCGAGCTTTGGGGTGACGATTCGTGTGCGAAGCGAGCGCCTTGGGCGTCGTTGT